CACTTTTTCACTAGCGGTGTCATGGGCAGGCCAGTCACTAATGCAAAGCTACTGCTCCAAAAGAAACATATGTCATGCGTCATGGGACACGTACAAGACAGAGACATTGCCTTTGACAGAAACGCGGCAGGAAAAAGAATGACTTCCTTGTTTGCTGGCATATACTATCAGCATGATGAGGAGTATCTTAACCCACAGACTAATGGTTCATGGTCTGGTTTGTGGGTGTTTAACGAAGTAGACAACGGCACGTTTGATGAGATGCCCGTGTCTATGACATACCTGCGGGGGAAGTACGGTGTTAACTCTTGATGAAATACTAGAACGCATAGCCTCACGATATGATGAGGTAACAATAATGGAAGCACTAGAGATTACATCAGAAGAGTTAGTCGAAAGGTTTGCTGACAAAGTAAACACAAACAGTTGGAAGTTTGACTTGGAGGAAGAGTATGCAGAGTAGCGGAGAAAATGAGTGGACTGATTACAAATCTATAAACGATGCTACCCCAGCAGAATGGAACAAAGCTAGTAAGACAGTCTATGGTAAACTGCATCATCCAGAAGATCCTGCCATACAGAAACAAGTAGGCGGCAATCATTACAATCGTTATGCAATACAGCCGGTTGATTTTATTATTGCTAACAAGCTGGATTGGTGTGAAGCCAACGCAGTAAAGTACATTACCAGATGGAAGGATAAGAACGGAGTGGAAGATATCAAGAAAGCTATCCACTACTTAGAGATACTACTGGAACGTATTCAAGATGACTAACGTAGTTGAAGGTAACTTTACAAAAGCTATACCTGCTAATGAGTTTCTTGGTGCTTGTGCATTGAGAGCACAGAACCAGATAGAAGAAGGTAGAAACCCTAAAGTAGTTGTGGTATTCTTTGAGAACGGATACCCGTTAGAAGTAACATCGTCAGAGCAATATCCTGATGGAGTGTTTATGACGCTTCACTTGGCGGCGGCGGCGATCATTAATGAAACACTAGGCATAACAGGAGAACCAGAGTAAATGGATGCATACCAACAGTACATACACAAATCAAGATACGCACGATACCTACCAGAAGAAAAGCGTAGGGAAACATGGGAAGAAACAGTCAACAGGTACGTAAACTATTGGGTTGATCGTGCAAACCTGAATGACTTTGAAGTGTCAGAGATATTCAAAGCTATCCATGACCTAGATGTAATGCCCTCTATGCGAGCACTGATGACCGCTGGTGAGGCACTAGATCGTGATAACGTAGCAGGGTTTAACTGTAGTTACCTACCCATAGACCATCCCAAAGCGTTTGATGAGATGATGTATGTGCTTATGTGTGGTACAGGCGTAGGGTTTAGCGTTGAACGGCAGTACGTACAGAAACTACCAGAGGTAGCGGAGGACTTTCATGAAACAGATACAGTTATCAATGTTGCGGATTCGAAGATCGGATGGGCGAAATCGTTTAGGGAGTTGGTATCACTGTTGTACTCAGGTCAAGTTCCCCGATGGGACGTTAGCAGAGTACGACCTGCAGGTTCCGCACTCAAAACTTTCGGAGGTCGTGCAAGTGGCCCTGAACCTCTCGTCGAGTTGTTCCGATTCACAGTGGACCTGTTTCGGGAAGCTGCTGGACGAAAACTTAGCTCCGTTGAATGTCACGATCTTTGCTGCAAGATTGCTCAAATCGTCGTCGTCGGAGGAGTCAGACGGTCAGCCCTCATCAGCCTCAGTAACCTCACCGATGACAGACTCAGACGATGCAAGCACGGACAGTGGTGGGTAGATAATCCTCAACGTGGACTAGCTAATAACTCAGCCTGTTACACAGAGAAGCCTGACTTTGAGGCTTTCTTAAATGAATGGACAAGTTTGTATGAATCACGATCTGGTGAACGAGGTGTCTTTAGTCGAGTGGCAAGTCAAAAGCAAGCTGCACGGAATGAACGACGAGATGCTACCTTTGATTTTGGAACTAATCCATGTAGTGAAATCATCCTCAGACCCTACCAATTCTGCAATCTATCGGAAGTTGTTGTCAGGCCAACCGATACGCTCGCTAGTCTCAAACGAAAAGTACGCATTGCGTCTATCCTTGGAACTTTACAGGCTACCCTCACTGACTTCAGATACCTACGAAACATCTGGAGAGTAAACACAGAAGACGAGGCACTACTTGGTGTTAGTCTTACGGGTATCATGGATCATCCGTTGTTATCAGGACGAGGAGACAAAGCCAAGCTGAAAAAGTGGCTTACTGAAATGAAGGAGGAAGCAATTGAAACTAACAAGCTATGGGCTAAGAAGCTGGGCATCCAACCTTCTAGTGCAATTACTGCTGTTAAGCCTTCGGGTACTGTTAGTCAGTTGGTCGATAGCGCTAGTGGTATCCATCCTCGCTATAGCTCACAGTACATACGACGAGTACGCGCAGATGCTCGTGATCCACTATGCTCCGTGCTAGAGTCTTCAGGAGTGCCTGTAGAGGACGATGTAATGTCACCTAGTACCAAGGTATTCAGCTTTCCTATCGCCTCTCCAGAAGGCGCTGTGACAGCCTCAGACATGGGTGCTATGGAGCAGTTAGACTTATGGGAGATATATCAGGACTACTGGTGTGAACATAAACCATCCATGACTTGTTATTACAGGGATGATGAGTTTCTTGAAGTGGGACAGTGGTTGTATAACAAGTTTGATAAGGTCAGTGGTATTAGTTTCCTACCATACTCAGACCACACGTACCAACAGGCACCATATGAACCTGTAGACAAGAAGACGTACAACGAACTTGCTAAGAACTTTCCAAAAGAAATATCGTGGGATATAGAAGAGGCCAGCGATATGACTGAGGGGTCACAACAACTGGCCTGCACAGGAAACAACTGCGAGCTATGATATAAAGATCATAGAGTAACCTTCCGACTTACCTACGTCCTCTGGCTTGTCTTTCGGGTCATGGGGCGTAGGTATTCCTTGAGCCTGCATCTTCTTAATACGGTCCTTAGACTTCTGACACATACTGTGATAGTCGTGAGATGTATAGCTTACTGTATGTTCTTTGTCTTTGTTCATAATTAATACTCATCATCTGTTAATAAAGCACGTAACTCATCTCCGCCGGGAATACTTCTAAGGCTTTCAAAGTCTGTTTCTTGTTTAAAAATAAGATCACTTATATCTTTACCTACCCCACCCATTAAACCTGTAGGCGGTACAAGAGAACTCATAAGATAACCAGCAGGGTCTTGCCTAAACTGAGCATTAGAATAAGGATCTCCTAACTTACCAAAAGTAGCTACTTGTATAGGTTGTGATAGTGCATCTAACACTACGCCCTCAACGCTAGGTTCTTTTTCTTCTTTACCTAGCAATGATTGAGGTAATCCTCTAGCCTGATTGATAAGACCATAACCTAAACCAGCAAACATCATATAGTTCGCTGCAAACTTTCCAGCTTCTTTATACTTTTTAGAAGCAATATTATCTATTACACCTACTTTAGCCATTTCAGCTTGCTTGAGAGCAAAACCTGTTAAAGCCCAGACAGGTCTAAACGATGGGTTCTTTAAATAGTTAAGAGGTCTACCCGCCGCAGAAATAAGTTGTTGCTCACCTAGTCTACTAAATATACCACGCAAAACAATTTCTCTAACTTTGTCAGGCATAGCATCAAGAGATGTTTCTTGTACTAAGTTCTTTCTTATTAGTGCCATTTCTTGAGGAGAAAAATAGTTTTCAAACTGCTTTAACTTACCTGTCTTTGCAGCTTGACGCATTGCATTTAAAGAGCCTCTGAGAACAATGCCCTTACCTACCCTATCCATTGCTCTAAAGCCAGAGTATTTAAATGATTTTTCTTGATACCACTCAGTTCCTTTTTGGAGTAAACCTTTTTCTAGTGTTTCATCAAAGCCTGCTTGAAACTCTCCAATGTTTTTATTATTACCGCCTATACCAAAGTCTTGGATACGCATACCTTCTCGTTGCATAATACCTTTCATGGTAGGCATAAAACCATTCTTAACCATAGAAACAGCCGCATCGTGTAGGTTCAAAAAAGCAGAATCAAACTGGCCTAGAGTTCCTCCATAGCTTTGTCTCATAAAACTTTCTATAGCAGACGCAGGCCGACTACGTGCTCCTATATAAGTAGAGTTAGCTAAGTTAGCTACTCGTTTTCCAGTAATAGGGGAGTTAGATTGTTGTGTTATTGTGTTTTCTAGTTCTCTAAAAAAAGCACCAGTATTTTCAGTAAGACCTAAGCTAGGACGAACCCTAAAAGATTTAGATAACTCAATTAAAGTTTGTTGTTTTGCTATCCTGTTTACTTGTTCAATAATAGGATTAGCATACTTTGCTAACTCGTCGGGATCCATAAGTTCAGCAGGTTTTCTAACCCTTTCTTGTACACCTGTTTCGACTCTTCGTCCCGTTTCAATGTCTGGGCCAAGACCTTCATCTACATCTTTTGAGCGTGTAGTACCAGATGCCCAATAAATTTCATCTTGTTGTACTTCTTCTTTAAACAATCTACCAGCTTCTTTTTGATGAACTTTACTATCGGCAATCAAAGTACGTAAAAGAGAGTTAGCCCCTTTACTCATAGAAGAACCTTCTTGCAATATTGTTTTTAAATTTTCTGGTGACTTATATAAATCTAAAAACAATTTTTTAACATTATCGTTATTAGCCCAATCAACTAACTCTGCAAAAGAATCTTTTGTTTCGTCAGAGTAGTACTTGTTTAAAAACAATTCTTGTTTTCGTCCTGCTGTTTCAAAGCTAGACTCAAATAAGACACCTACTCTAGACCCAGCTACTTTAGCCACTAAAGCAGAAACAGGTCGAGCAAGGCGGTCATATAAATTAATAGCAGCACTTGGTTTAATGTCATAAATACCACGCATAGCATCAAGATCGTACTGCATAAGCTCTTCAAAAGGTTTTGGCTTACGGTATCTTTGAGGAAGAACTACTTCTCGTATTACATCATCTGAAACACCAGCATCTTTAAGTTCTTGTTTAATAAAATCTCGTCGCTGTTGTGTAGTTGCATCAATTTTAGGCATAGCAGGAGGATCTGCTACTTTAGTTTCTAACTCGTCTAGTTTTGTTTTTACTTTGTCAAAGTTATCTTGAGCTTTTTCAATTCTAGTTTCATCACCAGACTCACTAGCTTTTCTTAAACGCTCTTCTGCATTATCAAGTTGCTTGGAAAGTTTGTCCCACTGCTTACCCAACTTAGCCATTTCTTTTTCATAGGCAGGCAGCTCAACTGATTCCCATTTTTCGTATGACTCAAACTTAGGCCGTGCTTCTTCAACGTCAAACCGAACAGCAGCATCATCTGCAAATTCTTTTACGCCTTCAACAGTATCTAAATTAAAATCTTTGACTTCTTTTGTAACTACAGAAGCAGGAGCTACTGGAGTTTTTGTCATACCTAATCCAGCAATGTCTTGTACTGCTGAACCTATTTTAGTAGGGTCTCGTGCAACAGGAACAAAACCTGCACCAACAGTCGCAAGCTCTCCTGCAAGACGAACTCCCTCTGCTCCTAACAAACCTCTTTCTTCCATAAACTGTTGGTTAGGGTCTAGCCGTGGGTCAATCATAGCCAAAGCTTCTCTGCCCGTAGGAATATCTACGTCTAGAGTTTGTTCTAGTGCATAAGTAACAGGAGAAGCAATAAGAGTGGCTACATCTGCAACAGCGCCTACGCCAGCAGCAGACATTTCTTGAATACCTTCCGCTAAGTTTTCTAAAGCTGTGTCTTCAGCGCCTTCAAGAGTTCTCTGTGCTGCTGCTCGTTCTTGTTCAGCTACTTCAAACTCTTCTTCTAGACGCGCACGTTCCTGCTCCCTTTCTTCAAAGGTTTGTCCAATAAACTGAGTTTCAAACTTATTTTTATCTAAGTCTGAATAGTATTTAGAATACAAAGCATCAGATAATTCTTTATCAGAAAGATCATCATACTCAGGATTCTTTTTTCTAAACTCAACTATGTTCATTTAATTACCTAATTCCAAGAGGGTCTTCTGTCTCTGTTTCTTTTTTAGAATCGCCGCCTAACTCAGCATCAACAAGACGTAACTGCTCTTCTAGCTCTTGTATAGTAATCTGCTCTTGACTACGCTGCTGTTTTAACTCTATTTCTTGTTGCTGTCTTGCTAGTGCAACAGCCTCTGCTTTTACTCTAGGATCATCAGATTTAATCTCACGAAAACTGCTTTCTCTAGCATTTACATTTTCTTTAGCTTGTGGTATATATTGAGCTATATCAGCACCAGAAGGATCTTTAGCAACAAGTTTGTTAAGCTTGCTACGGGCAGAGTTAATTTTACCTTGTAGTTGACGTTTAGTAGTATTTAACGCTCGTAACGTACTAACTTTGTAATCAGTAATTTGATTTTCAATAGCCAGTAATTGTCTTTCAGCGTTTTGTCTTCCACCGGGAGTCCATGTTTCTCCTTTTTCAAAGTCAGGTTCTAAAGCTTTTACATCAGCTATTCTTTGTTTCAGATCATCTTGTAGTTCAGAAGGCAGACCTTCTAAACGACTTTCAACACCAGTGGTAGGCAAAGGCATTGTTCTATCTTTTTTTCCTTCCTCAATTTTTCTATTATTCTCATCCCGTTGAATACGATCATCTTCTAGTCTTTGAATAGCAGAACCATATCCAGCTTCTTCCGCTGCTTTAACAAACTTTTCTAAATCTTTTGGTTCAACAGAATAGTAAGCTTTTATAAAATTTGCTTCTCTCTGTGATTCAATTTGAGCAAACTGCTCATCAGTTTTTCCTGTAATTTTACTAGGATCTAAACCAGCCTCTGTAGCCACCCTTTCCATAATTCCTTCAATAGTTTTAGCATCAGCTAGTCTACCTGCTTGAAGAGCTATTGATCTTTGTTTATCAAGTTGATCTAAAGATTGTTGAGTTCGTTGTTGGATAACAGTTTGAGACGTTTGTTTAGCTTGCAAAACTTTAGTAGGATCTCCAGTTTTCATGGCTTCCTGTTCTGCAAACTTTGCTAAATCAACTTGTCCCATTTGAGACATTTTTTTAAGACGTTCTTCACGATCACGTTGAAGACCTATAATACCGGGAGCCTGCCCAATGCTCTGGCCTAACTGAGAATACCGTTGAGAGCGAGAAGGATCAAGCATACCACGGAGCATCATCTGTGAAAATTTAGCCATCTTAGTCATCTCCTCCAAATATGCCGCCAAGCACATCAAACAGCGGTATGTTGTATCCTGAGTCACTCTTAATAGGACCAAGCAGTCCACCCAAGAGTCCAGTACCAAGGCTACCCAACAGATTAGCCCGTGCTTGTTCTGCTATTAACCTAGCATCAAGACCACTCATCATTGTCTCACCGTACTGCCCTGCACCAAACAACTGTCCTGCTTGTTGTTGCTGTTGATACGGTTGCATGGCTTGCTGTAGTTGCATCAACTGTGTCTGTGGTACGTAAGCACCACCCAAAGAAGCCATAGCTAAGTTCTGCTGGTTCGCAAGTTGTGCCAAGTCTGTTTGAGACAACTGACTACCTAAGCTGGTAAACGCTTGAGCTTGTGCCGCCTCTTGTGCTTGTTCTGCCTGTGCTTGAGCCATAGCTTGTAGCATCGCAGTGTTTCTAGCTTCTGCTTGGGCTTTCTCCATTTCCATACCTTCACGAGTACCACCAAACATGGCTGTACGGACACCTAAACGTCCTTGTGAAGCCAAGCGTTCTTCTAGTGCTAAACGCTGTCGTTCTTCTTCAGGAGTCTGTGTTGCCCTGATGCGTCCGTAAATGTCTTGCTCACGCTGGGCCATGTCAGTGGTGCCAAGGCTTGTCATTAGGTCTCTACCTAAACCAAACGCTTGTCTTGACGCCGTTCTTCCACGAGCTTGACCATAAGGATCAGCGGCTAACTGTGTTTGAGCACGAGTCAGCATAGAAGTTTGAAGAGCTTTTTCTTCAGGAGAAATGTCAAACTCTGTACCAGTTCCTGTTATTTGACCCGTTACAGGATCAACCGTACGTGTTGCTCTAAACTCACTACCGGGAATCGCAGAGGTAACAGTAAACGGCCTGAACTGAGACATGGACAAAGCATCTTCTGCTAACCCGATAGCACCCGGAACAATTGTTCCATCGTCTAACGTTGTTCCTACTAAAGACTGCTCACCAATCTCGCCTAGTCTTTTGTACTCTTGAGCACTAAGTAAGCCGCCTCCAATAGCACCGCCTATTCCTAAAAGCGGTCCTAAAACATCTTCAAAGAAACTCATTAGTAAGTACCTCCATCAATCGTGCCTGTAGACAGAGTTCCCGTAAAGTTTAGTGCGGGTATTGTCACAGTCCCTGTAAACGTCGGTGACGCTGTGTTTGCTTTAGTTGCTGATGCAGTTGCAATCGCATCGAACTCCGTATCAAACTCGCTACCGCGAATGATCTTGTTGGTATCGCCAGCAGGCAACGTATCCTTCGCCGTAAAGTTCGTTGTTTTTGTATAGTTGCTCATACTGTTTTACCTATTAATGCTAATACGTTAATTTCTTGAATTGAAAGCTGTGCTCCATCTATGTCGGCCTCAAGGCCAATTGTTACAACACCGCCACTACCTGTAGCGTTAACTGTAGGTTTAGTAGTAAGAATACCACCAGTAAATGTACCTACTGTGTACTCTGATA